AGGAGCCTTCCTGCAAAGCGCTTCAAAACAGATCGTTGCTTCTGTTCTTCCAAATGCCCTTCCGTTCTCAAAAGGTGGCATGGTAAAAGGTTATGCTACTGGTGGTCTCGTAACAGGAGGAAGCGGATATAAGGATGATGTTCCTGCAATGTTGAGTGAAGGCGAATATGTTATTCGCAAATCTTCTGTTCAAAAGTACGGTAAAGATAATCTTACCAAATTAAATTCTGGTAAAATGCCAACTATGGCAGATGGTGGATTTTTCCTGCCTGGTTTTAGAGGCCAAGAGTCTATTTCTGGAATAGAAAATTTAAAGAAGTTCTCTGAACAAACTACTACTAGTGGCGCAACTGACGTAATGAAAGGAGGCGCATCCTCGGCGTTTATTAATCTTGAAGATCAGAGCATGAGGCTTTCTAGATTCGCCTTGCTTGGGGATGACACAATCAATCAAGAAATTAGAGATGCCCAGCAGAGTGCTTTGGATGCAATAGAGAAAAGACGCCAATACGATTTACAAAAGAAAGAAGAAAGCAAGCAGTTTAAGAAACAAATTATAGGAACTGTTCTCTCTGCTGCTTTAAGCTACGGAATGAGTTCTTTCCTAAAGCCCGCTGCCGCTGCCGCAGCAATTCCAAATGTTGGTTTTGATCTTGGTGAAGTCTCTGGCTCGCTTAGAGACTCGGCATTAGAGGGAATTAGCAATAATTTAGGTCAAAATTTTGCAAATCTAGGCCAATCAGCAGCGGCGACGACATCTTCGATAACTGGAAACTTTTTGAATAACTCTCTTAATCCTGTTCAAATAGGATCTCCATTACAGCAATATAATAATCCAGTCACAAGTGTATCGAATAAATACAAACCATTACGACGCGTCACGCCTTTTAGCTTCCCTGGTAGAGCTTATGGTGGACAGGTTGCTCGATATGCTGCTGGTGGCGGAACCAAAGATGATGTTCCAGCTTTGTTAATGGGTGGCGAATATGTAATGAGCAACCAAGCTACAAAGAAATATGGCAAACAATTCTTTGATTCTATCAATCAAGGTCGCGCCCCAAGATTTGCCGCTGGCGGTGAAGTTGGCGGTGGCGAAATGCTTGGCGAGAAGTTCGATAATCTTTCTAGCAAGCTAGAAACAAGGGGTGCTCCAGAGGTTAACATTACCGTTAATGTAACAAGCTCTGGGGCTTCAGAGACCAAGAGTCAAGGTGAATCAAATCAAGGTGGGATAGATTATAAGAAAATGTCAGAAAGGATTAAGGCTGTAGTGATCGAAACAATCAATGAGGAAAAGCGTTTGGGCGGATCACTTAGGCCGCGAGGCTAAAGGATGAAATCTTCCGTATCAAACTATGAGAGCAATTTTTATCTCAGCGGCGTCAAAATCCTTGGCGTTTCTGATGTAAATTTTGGCTATTCANTTCCTGTTGAGCACTTAGGCGTTATAGGCTATAGAAAATTTAATAGTTTTATTAGTGGTCCGCCCCAAGGCTCGTTGAGCGTTCAAAAGTACCTTTCGCCAAACGATTTTTTATTAAACTATACAGGATCAATTGCCGCAAGTGGCGGCTTATTCTATAATAATAAAAATTTTACCTTTCAGTCTGCCTATTTAAATTCATTTGCAGTTTCTTGCTCAGTAGGAAATTTCCCACAGCTATCTACTGATTTTGCAATTTTTGGTAATGTTGGGACTGGGCTAGCATCAACAACTAGCTCGACTACTGGAGCTTTGTCTGTTGTTAGACCGGGAGATATTTTAGTCCAATGTGACGGCACAGGAACAAACAGAATAGAGGCATTTACTTACTCTGTAGAGTGCCCGCGCGTCCCATTTTATCACCCGACTGGCTCTGCGCCAATAGATATAAAAACAATGAGGCCGTATAAAGTAACGGCCCAATTTACTCTTGGCGTATACGATTACGAATCAAAAAGAGCTTTTGATTATATTGTAGACTCAAACAAGCGCAATGTTAATATAACTATAGGATCATTAGCCACTTTCACAGTCAACAACATGGAATTCATAGGAGAATCAATCAATAGCTCTGCTACAGATGAAGTCTCCATGACTCTTAACTATCAAGGATTCATCTAATGTCTTTCCTTTACGATAGAGATCAAAACGTAACTGGGACGATTCCGTCGTCCTTTACTTTTGTGCCTTCGTATGGGACTCAAGTATCCTTTGCTTCAGAAATTGCTGATTATGGGACCATTGACAATTATCTTTATACAATGCCAAAGGCGCTCAATCATCTGCAAATGCAGATCACGATGCCTTTTGAAAACAGAAAGCAAGAAGAGGCCCGAAAGCTAGCTGGCTTTTTTGAAGGTTTGCATGGTACTGGGTATTTTTTATATACCGATCCAGCCCAGATATATAAACCAGTTAACTTATTTTTGAACAGCATTGATAATACATTTGTTGAAAATGACCTATATTCGTTAAATGCCAATTTATCAACAGACCAGATTTCAACAGTTTTAAATTGGAATCAGCCGCTGATAACAGGTTCAAATATAAAAGGTAATTGGGCTACTTCAACAAGTTATCAAAAGTATGATGTGGTGAGGTATACAGGTAATGCCACTTTCCCAAGCAATACTGGCAATCTGTACGATTCGTTTTATTACTGCAAAGAGGCTCATACTTCTCAATCATCACTTACTCCAGCTTCAGTTGATACAGTAAAGTGGTCAAAGGACTTCTTTTTTCAGCCAACTTATTCGACACCGCTTTCAAGAGAAACTGCCGTAATAAAAACTGAATTGCCTTACTCTTTTACAAAAAGAACAAATTTTGGTCTTCATGCAAACGCATTAAAGTCTTTTAGGTTAGATTTTAAAGGTGTCAGCGACGCTGAAGCTAGATGTATTCTTCACTTTTTAATAGGCAGGCAGGGATATAAACGATTCCAATATAAAATACCAAAGATATATAATCAATTCAAAGTATTTTTTGCGCCACAATGGACACATACTTTTGTTTATAAAAACGTAAATGATATATCTGTTACATTGGTTGAAGATCCTCTTGGTAGGGTTAGCGAGGATATCACCAGCATATCTACTAATGGATTAGTTTTATATTTAGAAGCTTCTGGAACCTCATCATATAGATCTGGGACTTCTTGGTATGACTTAAGTGGATCTGGAACTGCGGCGACTATTTATAACACTCCAGTATATTCGTCTAGAAACAGAGGGATATTTGTTCTTGATGCAGTAGATGATTATGTTGATTTTTCTGTTTCTGGCCTAAGCTCTATTGCCACAGTTGAAATTTGGGCAAAAGTAAATGCGCTTGCAGGAATGATTATGGGATGGCTTTATTACGATATATACACAATAGGAGCAACTGGAATTGGATTCAATACCGCAGGCAGTGATTTATACGGAATTCCATTTGCTCAAGTAACGTCTTTGGGATGCGTTGGAAACTGGAAGCATTATGTTTTTGAAATGAGAACTAGCGTATCTTACACAAATAATAAAATTTACGTTAACGGTCAACAGCAAACGCTCTCTCAAATAATAGGTTCAGAAATCAGCGCAAACAAAAATTTCAATAGCGGAAACGGGAGAATATCGGGATGGAGAGTCGATTCTGGATACAAAATGAATATGGATCTTGGAGCTTTTAGAATTTATAACCGCGATTTAACCCAAGAAGAAATAACAATTAACTTTAACGCTGGAAGGGATCGTTTCAAAATCTAATGAGACAAGCAATTTCATATGAAATGTTGATGATGCTTGTTGGGCCAAGCGGGGCCGCAGATCATTCAATAAATCCGACTGGATTTGCAAAGCTTGATTTCATCCAGTCATATGATTTTTCTTTTAGTGTTGATCGTGCGGCATTAAAACAATTGGGAACTGGATCATTTGCAACAAGGCAAACACAATTTGCGCCAGATGTTAATTTTAATTTTGAATACTATTTGACTGACGGATGGAATGAAAATTTTATTGGGTTAAATGTTAGTAGCGGCGCTTACGCGAACCCGTTCAATGAAATTTTCAATGTTAATTCTGACAGAAATTTTTATGTTTTAATTTCTCCAGATAATGGTGATGATGCGAATTCTTTTAAAACTCAAAGCATTGGCAACAATAGCGAATTTGATAATTTTAATATTTTAGGGGTAGGCAACTCATATATATCAAATTTTGAAATAAGCATCGCTGTAAATCAATTGGCAAAAGTAAATACATCTTTTCTGGCAGCTAATGCAAGAATAGAAAGGATGAATTCAAATGAATTTGGAATTAACTATTTATACAGCCCAGCCGTTTTTACTACTGGAACTGGATTTATAGCCAGTAATGATGCCTCTCTTTATGTTTCAACTGGAGTTATAAAAAATTCAATTCCTTACTTTAGAGATAGAGATTACTCAAATCTTTACAAAGCTGAATTTAATGGTGGCTGTCCATATAGCGCTTGCACCATAACATCAACAGCAATTTCTGGTAGCGGAATAACATTTGGCCTTGATTTTGAAAACTTCCAATCAATGACAATTTCAGTACCATTTGAAAGAAAGTCGTTGTATGGCTTTGGGAGCAATCATCCATTTTACAGAAAGATTCAAGAGCCAGTAGTTGGGACGTTTAATTTAGACTCTCTGGTCGATTCGTTTCAGAGGCAAAATTTAGTAACTGTATTCTCAAATGAAGATAGGACTGTAAGTGGTTATAATTTTGACATAATGTTTTCAAACATTACTGGGAAAAATAAATTTGGCGTCAAGATCCAAAATGCTAGATTAGACTCATATTCAATTGGCTCTTCAATTGGAGATAGATCAATAATATCAACCTCTTGGTCATTTGAGATAAATGATTCTACTGGTATTTTGTTTTCTGGCTCATACCCAACCCCAACAACTGTTAGTAATAGAGTTACTGATTCATTTAACACATATCCTAGGTAATTAACTGTAAATAAAGATATGAGCCGCACAATCGCAGATCTTCAAGAGTCAACGGTCATTGATGATCAAGATGAGATCTTGTTTTACCAAAATTCAACAAAAGTTACCAAAAGGGTAAAGAGAGGTAATTTTTTTAGCAGCAGAGGAATTGTAGTAAGGGGAAGGGTTATAGACGCAGAAGGTAATGATGTTGGTTTGGCTGCTGCTGCTGCTGCAAATGATGCCGCTGTTGCTTTAGTGAGTGCACAAGGCGCTCAAGCTACCGCTGATGGAAGAAATAGAATATTCTATGCAGACACGGCGCCAACAAATCCAATTGGAGGATATGCATTAAGACAGAATGATATTTGGTATGAGACAGACAACGGTTATAAAATGTCAAAGTGGACGGGATCAGCATGGGAGGCGTATCAACTAGATGATCCCGCTTTAGCTGGATTAAACGTAGGGAAATTAACTGCT